TGAGGGTGCAGCGGCTCTGGTTGGAGGCAAGCCGTATGCTATTCAGCGATACCTGGACGGGATTGATAAACAAGGGAATAGTGTGTGGGTGCAGGATGGTTTCACACGATTTGAGCGAGTCTGGGCTGAGAGGTTAGGCGTGCGATTGATTGATGCTACGCAGGAGCCGATACGCGAGTTGTTGTTGAGTGATGAGCCTGGGGCAGTGCAGGTCTTGATTGACATATTTGCAGGAAGTAAAGTAGTAGCATGATCACCATTGCAGACATTCAAGCGCAGTTGCAAGCCTATCTCACCGAGAAGATCACGATTCATCAATTTATTGTGTGGTTTGCCGCTGAATCCTGGGAGGTTGCTACCCTGCGTTATCCTGAGCCTGGTCTGTTTAACCTGGTTGCCAGGATCAAACTCTATATTGCCGAATTCGCATGTAGATATCGAACTGATGTGGAGACACGCGAGAGACTGCGCAAACTTGTTTGACTTGTTGGCACGTCTTTACATCTTGTGTTATACTTCAACCAAATAGACAGCTTTAATCGAGCCTGCGAGCCACTCTCGCAGGCTCTTTTTTTATTGCTCAGGAGTAACTCTTGGCACGCAGCACGCAGCACCCACAATCGAATACGAAAGATCTCCTCTCGCTGGATGATGCTGCAAAGCAATTAAATATGAGCCGTAGCGAGTTGAGCCCGCTGGTTCGTGCTCTGGATATCAAGAAAGAGCGTGGAAGTGATCGCCGCTCGTATATTAGCGCTTCGGATGTTGAGCGGATCGCTTCTTTTCGAGAGTCAAAAGTAAATCCTGCCTATTCAGGGCTAACATTGTTGGCTGATATCCCGCAGCCGCGCCAAATGTCTAGAAACGTCAAAGCTTTTATTGATGAAGGTTTTGCCGTTGACAATACATTTTTCAAGGCCATATGGTATATCATTCAAAATGCCGCTGCTATCCCTCCTAAACTCTATACTGACGAGACACTCCAAACAGAAATTACATCTCATCCACTTTTAGACAAGCTCAAGAGGCCAAATAATGAGCAGGATGGGGTATTTTATCGTGAGTCTGTATTGGGCTGGTATCTCATCACTGGCAACTCTTTTCAATATGCGATCAGAAAAGGGAAGAGTGGACCACCCGATGAGTTGTGGGCTCTTGAAGTGACGAAGGTGCATCCGCTACCAAGTAAGATACGGGGTATTGTTGGTTATAACTTCGATGACTTTCCCGACTCGCAAAACCCCATTCCACCTGAAAATATTGGACACCTGCGCACCTGGAACCCCAAAGATCCTATATTCGGGATGAGTGCAATTGAGCCCGGATCTATCCTCGTAGACATCCAGAACTCGGCTCGTAAGTGGCAATTGGCCTTGCTCCAAAACTTTGCAAAGCCGCCCGGTGCCTGGGTTTATGATGGTATTCTCGATGTTAATACACGTAAGAAGGTCAAAGAAGCCCTCAATCTTGAAATGGCTGGCTATCGCAATGCAGGAAAAACACCTGTGCTCGATGGTGGCTTTAAGTGGGTGTCTTCTATGACTGCACCATCTGAGCTAGACTGGCTTGAGTCGATCAAGTATAACGCTAGTCAGATTGCCGATCTCTTCAACATTGCCCCTCAACTCATTGGTGATACTTCAGCCACGACTTACAACAACATGGAAGAGGCAAAGGCTGCGTCCTACACAGAAGCCATCTTCCCGGCGCTCGATAAGCTCTATAGCTTGTGGAATACGTGGCTTGTGCCGATGTATCCCGATTTGAAGAGTGCCTATCTCTACTATGACAAGACCAGTGTAGAAGTCGTGCAGACGGTTATCCAGTCCAGGTTAAGCGGTGCTACAGATCGGGCAAACAAAGCATGGATGCAGGGGACTTGCACGCTCAACGAAGCACGCGAGCAACAAGACTTGCCGCCACTGCCAGGAGGTGACGTGTTCCGCTTCGGCAATGTGCTTGTCCGAGCTTCTGAACTGGATAAATACGCAGAACAATCACTGCAAACACCAGCTGCACCGCCAGTGCCAACACCTGAGAATTTGATGCCTCATCCACAACCTGAGCAACAGCAACAACAACAAGAGAGTCAGCAACCACCATCAAAGCCAGGTGATGAGCAGGGCCAGGCTGAGAACGAGAGCAAAGCAAGAAAGACGGCTCCTGAGTGGACATCACCTGACCAGGACCAGCAGATTGAAGAGTACCGGGCCAAGGGTGTGACGCATTTGAAGTGGAAAGTTGACGGCGATCCCTGCCCTGTGTGTCTGAAAAACAAAAATATCACGGTGGAACTGGGCAAACCATTTCCTTCAGGCCATTTGATGTCTCCGGCTCATCCAAATTGTGAATGCCATATGGAGCCAATCACGCAGCGTAAGCAGCTTATCCAGGTGACACGCAAAGCAGTGAAGGCGGCTCTGCCGTCGGTAGAGGACAGAATAGCCGAGATGCAGGCACGTGGTACAACCCACCTCACGTGGGTGCTTGGGGTGAACTGCTGTTCTAATTGCAAGAACAATGATGGAGTGAAGGTGAAGGTGGGTGAGCCCTTCCCTTCCGGTTTACTTCTGCCACCGCAGTGTCCAGATTGCCAATGCACTGTGGTTGAGCATATTGAGTCTGAAAAGCGAGATAAGAGACGTGCAAGGGATGAATACCGGGAATTTATGATGGAGGCGGCATTATGAAAGAGCATAAATCATTTCACTTTGAAGTAAAAGCCGTTGATGATGAGCAAGGGTTGATCGAAGCGTATGGCAGTGTATTTGGCAATATTGACCAAGGGAACGATGTCGTTGATCGTGGAGCATTTAAACGCACAATACAAAACAGCAAGAGTAGAGTGCAATCCGGCAAATCTAATTTCCTGGCTATGATGCTCTGGAACCACGACGCTCAAAATTTCCTTCCCATTGGTGGGTGGTATGACCTTGTGGAAAATGAGAACGGACTGCTTGGGAAGGGAAGGATTGCTATTGATACGCAATTAGGCCGTGATGTGTACAAGCTCATCAAGGGTGGCTTCATCAATGAGTTTTCCATCGGATATGAGGTCATGTCTGGAGGAGCCCATTACGACAAGCATACAGGTGCCCGTCATCTGACCGAACTGCGTTTATGGGAAGTTAGCCCGGTTGTCTGGGCCATGAATGATGAAGCATTACTCGTTGGAGTCAAAAGCATGGACTTTGAAAATAAATCTGTTTGTGGGAGCACATCAGGCCCAATTGGTCCCAGAGATGAAAGTTGGGATGGCTCAGCTGCCAAGTCGTGGATATGGAGCCAGGCACTGGACGACGAAGGAAATGTGAAGCCTGCTGTGGCCAAGCGCTATTTCATGAGACTAGATGGTGATCCTAAGCTTAAGGGCTCATACAGCTATCCATTCTGGACGCAGGGCCATATTTCCGTTGGTGGTGTCAAAGCGGTTGCCAATGCCTTGGCTGGAGCCCGAAACGCAGATGCAGGCGGGGACACTGCTGGCATGAGACGTAAGGTAGAAACACTTTACCGCAAAATTAATAGCAAATACGCAGACGCAACGCCACTTGTGCCACCCTGGAAAGATGGTGATGGCAAATCCACGAGCCACAATTGGGCACACAAAGACTTACAGGACCATTTTGAAGAGCACATGGCAGAAGACCTGTGTGAGGACTGGCCAGAAGTTTACCTGTGCTCGCTCACTTGTGCCGTGTTTGATGCCATCAAGGATGGGAGCGACCCAGAGACCGACGTTGCCAAGGCCCTCGACGACTTCAAGACGCTGGTGATGACAAAATTCATGCCAGTGGCGATGGAGTGTGACTTTGGCAGTTACTTAGAAGACAACTACACCAGTTCAGACCAGTACCCATACGGTGGGGATGATGATTCCCCCTCATATGGCTACATGTCTCGCCGCCAACGCCTTGCACGCAAAGAACTACTTGCCGCAGATGCCACAACAGGTGGCTTTTATGCAAACGATGGCTCTCCATCTGGTGATGGTGCTCCTACCACCTCTGCCAAGTCTCTAGTAGGCAAGATCAACCAGATTGCTGAAAAAGCAATGAAGACCATCACTGAACATGTTGACCAGGTTCACAACGCCGCCGATACGGTAACGACCTTACTAGGTGGACCTGACCAACTCACACCGACAGAAAAAGCACTACCATTTGCGAAGGCTGGACGTTCGTTCAGTACTGCCAATGCACAGGCTCTTTCTGACCACGTAGACACACTTCACGATCTCGCTGATAGCCACCAGAAGGCTATGAATCGCCAAATGAAAGCCCTCCAAAATGTGGCTGATGACCTGGCAGATATCTTGCAAGGCTCAGAGGCTGCCTATGGGACTGACCCAGGAACGCCAGAACCCGGACGCCAGGAAGGAAAATCTAGTGACACCTCGTATGGCCATACACGTGTCAGCGTCTCACGCTCATCTGATGCATCAGATACCGTAGACGAAACAGAGATTGCCACCTCACTCCAAATGTTTAAGGCGTTACGCACACCAGCCTAACGTTTATCGAACATTCTGATATGAGGATGAAATAATGCCTACAATAAAAGATTTACAAGACGAGGTTCAATCTCTCTTCCATGAGGTACAGAGCCGCGTCGATACCGCAGATAAAGAGCAAAAGTCTCGCCTGGAGGCGTTGACCTCCAAGACCGGGGAGATGGCTGCTGAATATAAAGGCTCTATTGATGCGCTCAATGCCAAAATCAACCAGCAAATGGACACCATCGAGAAGTTGAAGTTTGAGATGGAGCAGGAGCGCATCGCTGCACAGCGCCCGCCACTGGATGGCAAAGCCAGTAAGAAGCACCGCAGCGAGGCCCATGACGTTTTTATGAAGTGCATCAAGCATCATGGACGCCTGGAATTGCTCACGCCACAGGAGCGCAGCCTCATCGTTTATAGCGAGATGCAGCCAGAGCAGAAAGCACTCTACGCAGGGGACGCCACGACTGGGGGCTTCTTCGCAGCCACTGATTTTGTCAACGAACTGCTTGAGTACCGCCTGCTCATCTCAAAGATGCGCGGTATCTGCCGTATTCAGACCACAAGCGGCGAGAAAGTCCAGATGCCCGCACTGGCCAATGACGCCACAGCCTTCTGGCAGAGTGAGCAGTCATCGTTCAATAACTCGCAAGATCCAACTGTGAGCATGGTCAACATTCCAGTACACGAGTTGCGTGGTCTGTTGAAAGTCAGCCAGCAGAACCTGGAAGACTCGATGTTCAACCTGGAAGACCTCATCAAAGAGCGTCTGATGCTTCAGTTTGCTAAGACCGAAGGCAAGGCGTTTGTGCGTGGCAGTGGTGTGCAGCAGCCTCGCGGTATCATGAGCTATCCGACAAAGGCCACAACCAGTTATAGCGGCGGCAGTGCAGGCAAAAATAACGTCACCGATGCTGTACCTTACGTGCTCAGTGGTGCGGCAACCGGCAAGATTAATGCTGATGATGTCCTGAACGTCAAAATGGATCTCAAATCCGACTACGATGTATC